GGACCAGATGATGTACAACAATTTTATCGCCGCCCTGAGAAGGCGGGACAATGAACTGCTGAAGTAGTATGACTGAGAACATCGGATCAACGCTGTTAGCGCTTTGCGGCGCCCTGCAGACGCCCATTACGCTCTACCTTTCTGAGGCGGAGAGTGAGGACTATCCGTATGTCGTCTACGATGCGGATTACGTCCCTTATTACGACAAGGACGGGGTGTATAAGATTGTCGGCGACATCTCGGTCCGTGGTTATTCCAAGGATCACGTCGAGGCGCAGGCCCTCGCGGATGCCGTTGACGCGCTCATCCTTGCCAACTTCTCTTCCGGCGGCTACACCGTCCGACAGCTTTCCCAGCTCAAGAAGGACTGCCTTCAAGGGACCTGGTCGGTAGGCTACCAATATCGCATAACCCAATTTAGAACAACTACAGCATGACCGAAGGTTATAACATCCGAATCAAGGTCGAAGGAAAGTACCTTATCGGCGTCACTTCCGACGAGGTGTCCATCGCACCTAACACGAAGGAGTCTATCGTGAAGGAGAACAACGGTGTCAAGCAGGAGGCCGTGGTGAGCAATACCACGACATTTAACATCTCCGGCCTGATCGACATGACGGGGGGTGGTGGTACCGTCCTCGACAACGACGACATCCTTGAACTGGCCTCCAAGACTGGAGCTGCGGCGGTAATCGACATTGATTACGTCCGTGGATCCGGACAGGCCTACGCCGGCACCGGTATCATAACCGGTTACACTGAGACCAACCCCGCTGATCCCGAGGAAGACCCCACTTACAGTCTCACCATTGAGAGTGAGGACCTCGACGAAGCATCTTAAAACACATTGAACCATGGCAAGACAAGGAGGATTTAACGTCTACTTGACGACCAGCAGCAAGACCTTTGTCGGAGTTACCTCTGACGAGCTCTCCGTGGAGCCCAACACCAAGGAATCCACGACCAAGGATGACGCGGGGGTGAAGAACAAGCGTGTCACCAGCCACGTCTACAATTTCACCGTCAACGGCCTGTTCGACGTGACGGACGATACGGCTTCTCGCCTGAATAATGATGCGATCATGGCCCTGGTGATGGCCAAGGCACCGATCTCCATCATCTATGAGCGCGGTAACGGTGTGAACTACTCCGGTACGGCCACCATCACCGGCTACACCGAGACGACTCCGGCCGATCCGGACGAGGACAGCACCTACGGTCTGCAGCTCCGCAGCCGCAACCTCACCAAAGTAACGACGCCGTAGTATGGATACCATCACTATTCGCGGCAAGGAGTACCCGGTAGAGGCGAACTGGCGGGCCGTTATCGGCTTCCTTAAATCCGTCGGGAAAGATAACCTCCAGTCGGTGTCCGACGTCATCAGCCTCTCTCCCTCTGCCGTCGGTGGCCTGATGGCCGCCTGCATCAACGAGGGTGAGAGGATCGCCGGCCGGGATGACCGGGTCACGCCTGAACTGCTTGACGATCTCCGTCCTACGGAGGCCATCAGCATCGTCAACGAGTTCATCCGGATCTATCTCGCTCAGTGCGCTCCGGCCCTTCCGGAAGAGCCAAAAAAAGAAGAGGCCCAGTAGAAGTCACCTATCCGACCATCGGACAGGTCCGGGGTTGGGCCTTCGGATTGCTCCACATGTCCCGGGAGGACTTCTACTCCATGAGGGTCGGTGAGTTCTACGAGGCGATGAACGCCTTCCGGGAGGAAGCTGAAGGTGGCCGGATCCACGTGGGTAATCTCGTGAGGGGACTGTGCATCAGGATTGTCAACCTGTTTGTGGCGAGGAAGGACCGCATCAAGGACGAGAGGAAGTTCTGGCCGATGCCTTGGGACGAACCCGACAAGGATGACGCCGTGGAGGTGGCGAGGAACCTCGCCGGACTGAGCAACGAGGAACGTCAGGAAAAGATAAACAGTTTTTTAAGCAAGTTGGGCTATGGCAGACATGAACGCTAAAGCGGTATTCGAGGCCGATACCAGAGATCTCACCCGCGGCGCGAAACAGGCGCGGAAGGAGATGAAGGACTTCGGCAAGACTACCGACGAGGTCACCAAGAATATCGGTGACGCCTTTGGCGTTGACCTGGACAAGCTCAACCAGCTCACGAACGCCACGAAGGAATGGGGCCGGAAGTTGTCCGAATCCGGGAACGCCGGCACCGCAGCCTTCGGCAAGATCTTGCAGAGCATTGACGCCACGAAGGTCGCCCTTGCCGGTCTCGGCATAGGTGCAGCCATCAGCGCGTTCAAGCTGCTCACCGCTGAGGCGGAGAACTTCAAGAACACGGTCGCCGGTGCAAATATCGAGATGCAGACGGCGGCCTACGTGTCTACCTATAGCCAGGTCCTCCACGACTTCAACGCGCAGAACGGAAAGTCCGTCGCGGAGTTCGAGTCGTCCTGGAAGAAAGCCCTCGGCCGGTTCAAGGCCAATTTCCAGCAGAGTGTCGTGAACGGTCTGACCGGGAACGCGAGCTGGAAGGACATCCTTATCGGTCCTGTCTGGGGCGGTCTCGTGGGGAACAAGGACCAGAGGTCGCAGGCCAAGGCCGCCGCGGAGGAGGCGGAGGCAATCACCGGTCAGATGTACGACCTGACCCGCCAGCTCTCCGCGAAGAGCGTAGAGTGGGCGAAGACTGAGGCGCAGATTGCCGAGTATCGACGGATTGCGAAGGATGATTCCTATACCCTTTCGCAGCAGACGGCCGCCATCGCTCAGGCGGAGGCCCTCATCAACCAGAGATATGACGAGGAGTACCAGATCCGTCAGGAGATGGCCACCCTCCAGAAGAACCTTTCCGACCTCGCGAGTGACACCCTGCAGGACGAGCAACAAATGTACGCCCTGCAGAAGCAGGCTGACGACGTCCTCCGTAACAAGGAGAACCTCATCAAGTCCATCAACAAAGAGCAGAAGTCCATCACGGCCCAGGCGAACGCCGAGGCGGAAGCCCGCCGGAAGGCCGCCGAGCAGCTGGAGAAGGAGCGGGCTGTCATGGCCCAGCGCGCCGAGCAGCTGGCGGGGATGAAGATAGGGGCCGGCCCTGCCATCTCCACCCCTGGTGTGACTGGTCCGGAAATGAGCATCCTCCTCCATCCGAAGGTGGACGAGAAGGAGATCATCGACGTCTCCAAGGAGCTCGCCTCGCTTGTCGAGCAGGGTGTGACGAGTGTATCGGAGTCCATCGGATCCCTCATTGGTGACCTCGCCACTGGTGGGGATGCCTGGAGCAATTTTGCCAACAGTGCCGTGTCCGCTTTCGGCGACATGGCCATCTCCGTTGGTAAGATGGCGGTCTCTACGGGTGTCGCAACGCTCGGCATCAAGGCCGCCCTGGAGTCCTTGAACGGATATGCGGCCATCGCTGCTGGTGCGGCCCTCATCGCCCTCGGTACGGCGGTGAAGACCGGTATGAGCAATATCGCCGGCGGCAACTACAGTGCGTCTTCTTCCGTGGCGAGCTCCGGTTACAGTAGATCTTCCGGGGTGGGTGGTTACCTTACCTCGGGCATCAACATCAAGGTGACCGGCACCCTCGTGGGGGATGGAAGCCAGCTCAAGGGCGTCATCGACAGTGAAAATTCAAGGCGCAACACGGTTACGTAATGGCATACGGAGTCAAATATCGTTTTCCTTTCGAGAGTGTCGAGGGTGTTGATTGGACTATCGACATCCTCAAGGACGGCTATTCCGGTAGCATCCTCACACGGCATATCGGAGGCTCTCCCATGCTCCGGAAGGACAAGAACGATAACATTTGCGGGACTTCCCTGGAGCTCGTCGCGGAGTGCGCCGTTGACGGGGAGTTCGAGGAGCTCTCTTCGAGCAATCCGTATGCGTTCATGGTGAAGGTCTACCACTCCTCCACTTTGGTGTGGCAGGGGTACGTGACGCCTGAGATATACAACGCCCCGGACATCGCGCCTCCCTATGATGTGCGAATCACCGCGACGGACGGCCTCGGCGAGCTGAAACTGAACAACTACGCGCCGCAGGGGCGGCAGAGCATCTCCACGCTGCTCTCGTACCTGCTCAGTTTTACCGGCTTCACCCTTGGGATCCGTCAGGCCACCGACCTCTATTGTAGCGCGGCTGGCGCCGGCACGTTCCTGTCCAGCGTGTATGTCAATCTCGATTACATGGCCGGGGAGACCTGCTACGACGTGCTTCAGGCGCTCATGGCGACCATCGACTCCACGATCACGCAGGACGGGTCCTACTGGCTTATCTTCAAGGAGACCGGACTGTCCGTGGCCAGCTCTACTTTCGGCTACTACGAGAACAGCATATCCAAGTCCCGTGCGGTCCTGCATTACGGCAGCCTGACGACGCACGGTAACGGCTTCTGGCCTGTCGGCCGGATGTCGAGGGAATATGTCGCGCCGAGAAAGAAGGTGCTGATCACTTCTGACAACCACTACAAGAAGAACATCTTCGGCACCTGGACCCTTGATGGAAATACGACGGACGAAGGGGCCTATATCAGTCTTCCGGGTTCTGGCGATGGCCTGTCTCAGACTGTGACGTTCCAGGAGGAGATTCAGAAGCACCTCCTTCTTTCCATTAAGGTCCGGAACATTGGTGATGGTAATAGCGCTGGGACGCTTTCCATTTTTGTGAAGCTCGCTGGTAGCTACTATCAGGCAAGTCCATATTTGTATCTGACTAATAATCTGGGAGACCGTCGGAGGGACAGTGCCGCTATCATGTGGACGACCAGCGTCAACTCGACGTGTTCCTTCGAGGTCCAGGCTCCGGTGGAGTCTGATACGGACATGGACTATGTGACGGTGGATCTCGTCATCCCGCTCTATCAGAATAGTGCCCGCTCGTATGTGAGAGCGTCGTCGCTGGAGATCCATGTGTTCAATGGGGACACCACGTACCCCAAGAGGATCTACGGCATTACCTTGTCCCAATATGAGCAGCTGTCGGGCTTCAAGAAGATCGTGAACATCGACAACGGTTCCCGTGGTGAGGCCCCTGACGTGGATGTGGTCTTTGCCGGCACGACCAATGTGAACGATTACAATGGCCTTGAGGAGCTGCTTGATGGCGTTCCGACAACTTCCGCCGGCGCGAAGATTACATCCTGGAGTACGGGTGCGTTCTCGAATCTGGACTTCCTCTCGTTGATTGCGCGGGACTACGCCCTCAAATATGCCGGTTCGCGTGTCCGGATAAAGGGAACCCTTCAGACGAACCCGGGCCTAAGCGCCGTGCCGGTCATGTTCAGGGACGACCATGACAGTGTGGCTTATATTGTGGAGACCTTCTCCTGGGACCTGTATAATGACGAGTTGTCGGTAGAGATGATCAGCTGCCCGAGCTCTTCCATTACCGTGGAGGGTGAAGATATAGAGCCCCTGGACGGCGCGTCCACGTCCGATAATGGAGCCAGCAGCAACGGCGGTTGGGCCTCTCCCAATAGCGGGACAAATCTCCTGAGCGTCTGGCGCTCCCTGGCGAACGACAGCACCCTGGAGACCTATGGCGACAGCACGGTGATTGCGCCGGCACACTTGTCCGCCCTTTTCACCATCGAGACCCTCTCCGGGGGCGGAAGGTATCTCAAGCTCAACACGCAGTTCGCGGGTATAGCGGCGGAAGGCTTCATGACCGCCGGTGGATCCAACGTTGGAGGCAGTGGTGGCGGTGTGGATCTGGACCGTGTTTGGGAGTCTCTGACGAACAACACCGACAAGCCGAACGTCAAGATCAATGCGGCGCATATCCCCATCGCGACCGCCAACGCGATAGGTGGCGTGAAGGTGGACGGTACGACCATCACCATCAGCAACGGTGTAATTAGTGCGGTCGGTGGTACGGGTGGAGGCTCCGTCGATTCCATTACCGTGGGGAGTACGAACTACACTCCGGATCAGAATGGTGTTGTCTCGATCCCGGCATATCCCACGACCTTGGCCTGCCCGAACGCTCTGACCTTCGGTAACAAGACTTATGACGGGAGCGCCGCGAAGACCATCACGGCCTCCGACCTCGGCGCCCTGACATCGCATCAGACCATCTATACGCTGACCCTCCAGGCGGGTAGTTTTTCGGCGGGATCCTATACACCGAACTCTGCCGCGCAGACTATCAACGTACCGACCACCCTTGATCACATCACGGATGGCAGCTCCAGGAAGCTCTCCAACTATCTGCTTCTGAGCGGTGGTACCATGACTGGGGACCTCAGGCTGAAGACCGGTGGTGGGAACTATGGTAGCAAGCTCAATTTTGGAGATGGCGATTACGTGTACCTGTATGAGGACTCGGATGACCATCTGAAGATGTATGCCAGCAAAGGTTTCGAGCTGGTCACAAGTAGCGGCAGCTACGGGATCAAGTTTGGTGACGGTGTGTTGAAATGGGACAGCACTAATAACGCTTGGCACCTGGAGGGAAACTTCTACGCAGATGGTTTCGTCACGGGTGGTGGACTTGGTGGGTCCAATACTGCGTTCGTCATGACTACTGGTGCCCAGAATGTAGGCGGCGTGAAGACCTTCACCGACGGGGTAAAAGTTGGAACGAGTGGTCCCACCCTCACCGGTTCCACGAAATTGTTTGTTGACAAGGACGCGCAATTCCAGTATGGCACCGGCAAATACGCGACCATCAGCAACATCATTGAACGTCTTGAAGAATGTGAATATATCCTTGGTATATCATGAGAACTATTATCGTCATAGCTATCCTTGCCATCGTTGCGTATGGCCTTTATCGTACCCTGAAGATTGACAACGAAACGCCGAGTGCCCAGGGAGGTGTCGGGGCCAGTCATGGCAACGAGCACACGGGCGACGAGAAGGAGCCCCAGCCCGACGATCAGGACCACGACGACACATTTGAAAAGTAATGCCGCACAATTCCACGACCATATACCGTAACACTTCGGTCACGCCAAACCTCGGTATTTCTATCGAGGACATCCGGTCCGTGCTCGGTTCGTCCAGTTGTGACATCGGTACGCTCGTCGTGAACGGATCCATCAACAAGTGGGCGAAATACAAGCCGGTCAGGTCTTCCAATCCAGGCATATTGACGGCGAGTGACCGGAAGGCCGCGCAGCAGGGTTTCTCCACCGAGGTGGCCAGCGCGACAGGAGTCCCCACGACTTCCGGCAGCTTCTTCTACAAGCTGCTCGCCGGCACCCTTCCGTGGGAGTATGTCAAGCCGAGGGGGTACAGCTCGAACGAGTGGTTCCGATTCCTGGACTTCGACGGCTATGACATCAGGGCGACTGCGCCGGTGGAGCCCTTCGCCTTCTCCAGCATCATGCTGACCTATGACAACGAGCTCGTTCTCCAATGGGAGATTGCTCCCCGGGAGGATTATGAGCTGGCTGTCGAGGATCTCCGGATTGACGGCACTGACATCGAGGATTGGTATTTCGGTGCTCTGCTATATCATCAGACCTCCGGTCAGTACGCCTTCGTAGCGCCCACTACGATTGGCAGCGGAAGCCTGTCCGTGACCTTTTCGGGCATGAGCTCTTGGGAGGGCCGCACCGTCAAGATGGTGCCGTTCCTGTCCAAGGTCCAGCTCTCCCGGGACACCGCGGTCGGAAATGGGCGCTACATCTCGCTTCTCGGTTTTACGCCTGTGGATCTGACCATCTCGAGGCCTTCCTCCGGCGTTTACGTCAATTTCAGTGAGAACGTCTGGAACCAGGCCGGGACGCAGATCAATTACCAGATTGACGTGGAGAACACGACGGCGAGCTCCAAGTCTGGATTGACCGTCTACATTGGCCTTGTCAAGGGCTCCAACCCGAACACCGGTGAGACGGTGTCTTCCCGGACGATCAATAACTTCTCCGTCAACGGCAACAGCACGGTCAGTATCACGGGGAGTTTCACGGGGCTTACGAAGAACCAGAGCGACATCTATTGGGTGACCATATCGACGCCCGGTGATACCACCATCCCGTTCCAGGCTATGCCTATCGAAGATCCTGAAGAAATGGAAGAATAACCTATAGAAGTATGAAGAAGATTGACTTTAGACATTTCAAGATGTTCACGGATATCTCCCAGTCCAGGACCGAGGAGATTGACATCACCCTCATGTTCTCTGACATGCTCTACAAGCGTGTGAACGGCATCGTCGCCCACGACCTTGCACTCCGGATCTATCGTGCCTCTGAGCCGGTGGAGTTCTCTGAGGAGGAGATGGGCCACATCAAGGCCTTCGTGGAGACGAACTTCACGCCGTGTTTCATTGATTCCTTTGATGCTAACATCGCATAACCGACTGTTACTATGAGCACAATTACACTTCCCAACATCCGGGTCAGTTCCGACCTTACGGTGTCGCTCAAATTGAAGGACGGCGGCGTGGCCATTGATTGGTCCACTCTGACGAACATCAAGGTGAGCATCTATTCAGACGCGCAGAGGGCCCTGGCGGGCCGCTGTAGCGTTGCTATCGACGAGGATGATGCAACTGTCCTCGTGTGCACCTATGCGGCCAACAAGCCCCAGTACGTGGGCGTGAACCGCGTGGTCGTCTCGGCGAAGTACATGAACGAGACGAAGACCTACGACAAGCCCGCCTTCAACTTCGTCCGCTGGACGGATGACCAGGTAGGCCAGACCATCACCATCGACGACCCGGACATCGACGTGGAGATCACCGTCGAAGACGTCTCCAGCTCCATCCTCCAGGAGGCCGTGGACGCCGCGAACGCCGCTGCGGAACGTGCCAACGAGGCTGCCGAGGCTGCCGAGCACATGGTGGACATCCACACCGGCCCTGCCGGCAAGTCTCCCTACATCGGAGAGAACGGCCACTGGTACGAGTGGGACGAGGAGACGGACCAGTACGTGGACACGGAGATCAACGCGAAGGGTGACACCGGCGAGACTCCGGACATCACGATCGGCACCGTCACGACTGCGGAGCCCGGCACCCCTGCCGCCGCCACGATGACCGGCACGCCGGAGGATCCTGTGCTGAACCTGACCATCCCGAAGGGCGCGGTGGGTGCGACTCCGAACTTCACGGTCGGCACCGTGACCACCGGCGAGCCCGGCACGCCTGTCGTGGTGACCCTCACCGGCACTCCGGAAGCCCCCGTCCTGAACATCACGATCCCGCAGGGTATGCAGGGCAACACGGGCTCCAGTGTGGACTATCCCTACGAGCTCGTGAACAACCTCACGACCAACGATGCGACGAAGGGACTGTCCGCCGCCCAGGGTAAAGTCCTGAAGGACGAACTCAGTCAATTAGAGGCCGAAATGACTACCTTGTCTGGGAAGTATTATGGAGTGTTCGATGATGATTCCGACCTCCCGGATGATGCCGACAGGCCCGGATATGCCTTTGTCGGAACGGAAGAGCCGCTGACCTTGTTCAACTTTGACGGGGAGGAATGGAAGGATACGGAGATAGAGATAGCCGGAATCGTTGGGCCGCAGGGCATCCAGGGAATCCCCGGAATACAAGGCCCTCCCGGCATCACTTCCGCAGTAGCATCGGTGGATTCCGGGACGGGTGTACCTTCCGTTGATGTGTCCATCAATGGCGGGGTGATTACATTGGAGTTCCACAACCTCAAAGGACTGCAAGGAAACACGGGCAGTTCCGTCTCATATCCGTTTACGATTGTGAACAATGTCACAACCGATGATGCAACACAGGCACTTTCGGCGGCTATGGGAAAATACCTTCAAGACGAAATCTCCACAACCGTTGGTGGCATCGGACTTTCCGACAGGGAGGCGAATGCCGTCTTGAAGAAAGATGGAACAACCGAATACATTTCGGCATCGAATTGTGTTGTGGACACCTTCCCCGTCATCGGTGGGAAATCCTACCTCGTTTCTGGCCGTGTTGGGACGGTGGCGAACTCTTGCCTTGTTTGTTTCTATGATGCGGACGATACATTCATTTCCGGGAGTTCCGCATATCCCACAACGGGGACGGGAACTCCGTATTTGGAAAGTCCCGTCACCGCACCGAGCAACGCAACCACGATGAAGGTGGCCGGAAACACACAGGCGAGTGTACCGTATCCTCCGGCTGCAAAGACGGGTGCAAGGGAAGGTGTGAATTATAGGATGGATGCCTTTGAACAGGATATGGAAAGTTTGTTCCATTATTCGCTGAACAAATACTTCATCGGTGCTGGCTCATCCTATGTCGGAATCCGAAATCTCGGTCTCGCCCGTGGAAGGAAGTATCGGCTTGTGTTCCAAAACCCGAACTATGATGTAGGCACAAATCCCGGCCCAACTCTTTTCCAAATATCAAGTGCCGATGCCAACAATGTAGCCACCTCCCTTGTCTTGGTATCGTCCACACCGATTGCTCCGTCATATACTTTTACCGTCCCTTCGGATAGTGTTCGTGTCGGTGTCGGTGGCTATGCCGCATCCGGGGAAAGGGTGGACTTCAATATCTATGACATCACGGACGAAGATGAAAGATTCAAGGATGTAAACCTCGCATCCGTTCTGCAACAGGGCAATCCGAGCAACAAGGGTGTTATTACGGTGGATACCTATTATAACAACCGGGTATCCTGTGTTATGTACCTGGGCGAGTTTTCGGTAAGCGGGGCGAGGTTGTCTGCGATGGTTGATGAAGATAAAATCATCCGAAATGCGGCCTTCTACAATTCAAAGACCGACCAGACCTCCGGGTGGCTTTTCCCCTATGCGAACTCCACAAGTTCCATTGACTTGTATTTCCCTTCCGGGAGCGACAAGTACGATACTCTCATCCTTACCGTTGCCTATCCCGACCTCACCACCGCCATCGCACCCTCCGATGTGACGGACTTGTATGTCGGTGGCTACCTTGCAAGTCTTATCGCTATCGGTGGGGCGAGGGCCGACAACGAGTTCCGGGGAAAGACATTCTCCGTGATGGGGGATTCCATCGGAACGAACAATGACGGGGACACTCCGGCCTTCATGATTACTGCGAACGATGTCGGAAACCAAATCACTTCGTGGATTACCTGGTACGATTACAACAATAGCACTTCCGATTCCGCATCCGGGACTACGAAGAAGATTGGCGGTGTTTCCATCACTTCTGCTATGGTCGGAACACAGCAGACCTTTACCCCGTCAAATTCGGACATCGGGAAAACTCTCGGCACTCCCCGATGGTCTTACAATCAGCAGAACTCCACGAAACCCTGGTGGAAGATTCTCGGTGAGAAGTTGGGGATGACACTCAATTCCTCCGCAAGTTGGAACGGCAATTCCTATTGCTCACACGAAGAAAGTGACAACAAGTTGAAGGTTGGCTACGGGTGGCATCCCCTACAAATCCAACGGCTTGCAAATCGTGGCTCGGACGGAAACCGTGTCGCTCCCGACTACATCTTCCTGTGCCGGGGTGTCAATGATGCGACACACTCCCCGTATGCGAAAATCACGGACTTCGGAAGTGGAATCGACACCATTCCGGCAGATGATTCCGTTACGGACGGATACGGTTTCAAGGAGGCACTCGCAAAGACCATCTCCGCAATCCAGACCACATACCCGAAGACGAAAATCTATGTTTGCACCCTTACCCCGTTGCGGAGGTTAAGCGATGACACCTTCCCGATGGACAACGGGACAAACACGATGCAGGACTACAACAAGGCCGTGAAGGAGGTTGCGGAGTATATGGGTGTCAATGTGATTGACTTCTCCAAATGTTGGACTTTCTACAACTGTGCGTCCGAAGGATATGTCAATAACTCCGACAAGACACACCCGTTGCAGAAGGGGCAGAATGCGATGGCAGCACAGGCGGAAAAGGATTTGATGAAGTAGTACACATTCGGCCCTAATTGACTGACTTAGCAGGGGGCCTCCGGGCCCCCACAACACAAGAACAAATACCATGGAAACAAAGCTGGACATCAAAACAAAGTTCGCCATCGGCTCGGCGGTGGTGGCTTTCCTCGCAGGCTGGGGCCTGACCATCGCCGGGTTCTTCATCACGCCGAAGGGTGAGGTGCACGACTCCGTGCTCTGGATCCTGGGGCAGGCACTGATTTACGCCGCCTCCGTCTTCGGGGTCGGTATGTACATCAGCTCCGAGATGACGAAGCTCCGGACCGAGAACCGGAGATTTATTGAACGTACAATCCGGGAGAAGGAGGCCGAACAGGATGAAGATTAAAGTTGAACGCCGGTGGCCCAAGTCCACGTACACGATCGGACGCTTCTACATCGACGGCCTGCTCTACTGTAACACTCTCGAAGACGCTGACCGCGGCCTGAAGCAGACGGACCCTCTGACCTACATCCAGGCCCGGAAGGTCGCCGGCGAGACCGCCATTCCCAAGGGCACCTATGGGGTGTCCATGAACACCACCTCGCCCAAGTACGCGGGCGTGGCGTGGTACTGGAACTTCTGCCGGGGCAAGATGCCGAGACTTCTGGCGGTGCCCGGCTTCGACGGGATCCTCATCCACCCCGGAGGGAGCAACGGACCGCTCGACACGCGGGGGTGCATCCTCGTGGGCAAAAACACCAAGGTCGGAAAGCTCACCGACAGCAAGGCCACCTTCCAGCAGATCTACAAGCTGATGAAGGCAGCCGCCGACCGGGGTGAGGAAATAAGTATCGAAATAGTCTGACATGGGAGGATCTGAAACGATGCTGACGCGACGCCACCATCACCGCAGCCGGGCGGTGGACACTTTCGTATACATTCTTTTCATCATCTTCTGCGTGTCCGGCTGCTCTCCCAGGATAGTTGAGCGGGTTGTCGTGCAGCGCGACACCCTCCAGGTGCATCACCGGGACACGACATACCGGCGTGATAGCATCTATATCCGGGAGTGGATGAAGGGCGACACGGTCTACGTGGACCGCTACCGTGACCGGTATGTCTTCAGGGACCGCTGGAGGGACTCCATTTCCGTCCGTGAGGTGCACGACACCACGGCGGTGGAGGTGAAGGTCGAAAAGGAACTGAACTGGGCCCAGAAGGCCAAAATCAAGGCCTTCCCGTGGATCCTGCTGAGTCTCCTCGGCCTGCTCGTCTGGACTTTCAGGAAATACCTCTTCTAACTTCTTTCTATAGGTCATAGCATAGTCCTTCCCGTCCTGCGTCGTGATGATGCGGGACGGATTTTTATCCACACCTGTTGATAACTTTTTTTGGAAGTCCCGGAAATAGTCCTCACCTTTGCGTCCTGAAGGGGGCAACCTGGCCCGTACACCCAGGCGAAGCGTTCAACGAGTGGCGCGGCCCCCTTTTTTCAAACACTCGTCCAGTTCTTTCACATCTAACCTACACTCGTTATGGCAGCTTTATCCCTTGCCCGGCCCGACGTGGCCACCCCGGACGAACTGTCCGGTTTCAGGATCTACTTGGAGCAGTCCAAGCACAATCCGTTTGTCATCAACCTTGAGAACGCCACCCTCGTGGAGGTAGTCCTTGCCGGCGCAAACGCCCGGTCCAAGTTCCACCCCAAATATAGGGAGAACATCGGCGGTCTGCTCCACAACCTCCGCACGATGGAGGAACACTTCAACGTCGTCCTGTACCCGATCCAGGTGACGGACATCTTCTACGGTTATTTCATCCAGTTCTGCCGCCAGCGCGGCCTGAAGGACACCACCATCGGGGTGATGTGCGCGCAGCTGCGCTCGCTGCTCTCCTGGGCGGCGAAGTACAAGGCGCCGGTCTCCCCATCCTACACGGAGTACGTCATCCCGAAGAGCGTCCCGCACGAGATCGCCCTCTCGGCCGACGACGTGTCCCGCATCACCTACTTTGACGTGGACCGCTACTACAAGGACCGCCGGAAGGATTACCGGGAGACGATGCACCGCGTCCGTGACATGTTCGTACTGTCCTGTAATCTTTATCAGAGGCACTCCGACATGGTTCGGATAGCGCCGTCAAATTTTGATAGGAATAAGTTCACAATCAGTCAGCAGAAGACCGGCGTCGTGGCCACCGTAGACATCGACCGCTTCAGCATGGAGCCGAAGACCACCTACAAGATCCTGGACGAGTATGGATTCACCGCCCCGTACACGGCGAGCATTGGCAACTACAACTGGCACCTGCATGACCTGATGAAGGACATCGGCTTCACGGAGACGGTGCGCGTGGACGGTTTCGTTGATGGCGTGATGACGACGGAGGAAGTGCCCAAGTGGGAGATGATCACCAGCCACACCGCCAGGCGCACGGCTATCACGGTGGGCGTGGACAGAGGCCTCAACATCCACGAGCTCCGGAAGTGCTCCGGTCATACCAACCTGAACAACTTCGACAAGTACATCAGGGATGAGTAATGTAGTCAATGACCTTCCGGTTCGCCTCGTCAATCTTGCTGTTGTCCCGCTTGATGTAGATGGCCGTGGTACGGTGTCCCGCTATGCGGTGACCCATTCCGAGGGAGATGGTCGGATCCGGGACGTCGAGCTCCGCACACAAAGTGGCCCAGGTATGTCTGGACCAGTTGGAACTGCAATCCGGCTCGATGGGTTTCCCGTCCGGGCCGGTCATCTTTTTCAGCGCCTCCCGGAGACGACGGTTGTAGTCGTGTGGCTCCTTGTACCGGTCGAAGCAGGCGAGCAGGTGGGACCGGCCTTTCCAGCGTTCGATGATGGCAAGGGCCTCCGGCTCCAGCTTGATGCTGTAGAGCAGTCCGGTCTTGTTACGCCGATACTCGATACGGCCGTTCACGATGTCCGCTTCGGTCAGTCCGGCCAGGTCCCCGATATTGATGCCTCGGAGGTAGAGCATGAGGATGAAGACATCACGGTATTCGTTGGGGCCCGGGACGGCGAGGTAGGCCCGCACCTGCTCCCGGGTGAGCGCCTTCTTCCTGGTCTCTTCGGTCTTGATGTGGTACTTCCGGAACGGGTAGCGGTCGGTGATCTCCTCGTCCATGGCGAAGTTGCAGATGTGACGCAGGTTCCTCATGTGGATGGCCTTGCTGTTGACCTTGCCTCCGATGGAGTTCTCGAAGCCGTGCAGCCACACCTTGTCGATGTCCTCTATGTATACAGGCGCGTCACCCGCATACGCATGGAGCTTCGCAAGGGTGTGGAGGTATACCTTCTTCGTGTTCCCGTCCTTTGTGGCGATGCAGTGGTCGGCAATCTCCCAGAGCGTGACACGGGTGTCCTCCTCAGGGACGTCATCCATGTCGGGCGCGGTGAGCAGCTTCCGCAGGTGGGCGATGGAGACCTTCCTGAGCCTGCCGTCCTCCTTCAGCCGGAGAAGCCTCGCCTTGACGCGGAGCTTCTGGATGTCGAGAGCGGAGTTCAGGTTCTTCGCGTCTTTCGTCCCTTCCACCTTGCCGTCCACCCAGTTGTCGAACTTCACGGAGATGCCGGTCGATAAGTAGAGCCGCGTCCCGTGTCCTACGGAGATCTTCACCGGGTAGGTTTTGTCCTGGAGTGCCCGGCGTGTGTCAAGAATCAATGTTGTGTCTGCCATGATTTGCTACGAATTTGCAATAAAATGTACCCAAGTGTACCCAAATGCGCCCAAATCTACCCACTACCGGCGACCCACTTTAGTGCGCGCTAAACAAAAAATAGTGAAAAGATGGCCGCGTATAATGCTGACTATCAATTCACTATCATTCAGTGGGCGATGCCGGATTCGGACCGGCGACCTCATGCTTGTAAGGCACCACCCACCAAAATTCTATATTGATAATCAAGCATTTCCAGAGGCAATTCTCATTTGCAACGGATTTGCGACGTCACTCCTTGTCTTTCCTCTCGATGATGAAGTCCGGATCTTCCTTTGCGAAGAGGGACGTCTCGGAGGCCCTGACGAGGACGCACAGCGCCCGGAACAAGGGCCGGAGCATGATGCAGGCAATCCCGGCAATCAGAAGGGAGATGTCGTCCACAATGAAGTAGGCAAGGATCCCGACGATGCCTACGAGAAGGACGATGGCGGCCCATGCGTTCAGGGCGCCGCTTGTACGATGGTTTGGTGTCTTCATACTATATTATTTCATAGACATATACATCACAACGCGATACATCCCGATGATGTCAGTCTTCGACACCTCGAACGGCGCATACATCGGGTCATGGTTGGCGGAGATACAGGTCACGAACCCTTCATCATGGCCGGGGGCAACGTACTTCAGCAGAGGCCCATCAACGGTGTCCAAAATGTACGGTTTTCCGAAATCAATGATCCGCCCAGAAACCCGCTTGACGTACACCACGCTGCCGTTCGGGATGTCCGGGTACATGCTCTCGCCGTAGATGCGGACGGCAAGATCTATCCCGCTAACCGGCGACACCACCTTCTCGCACTCCGCCTCCGTGATGCTTTCCGACCATCCGGTAAGGTGACCAGCCTGAGCGAAGATCGGAAGCAGCGGGACTTTGTGAAGAAGATCGCCGTCCCTCCCTGCCACTGTCTCTTCTTTCCTTTCCTTACCTTGCGCCTTCAGGATTTCCAGATTTGCCACAAGCCGATGGTAATCTTCAAGGGACCAGGACGGATTGTCGAGGATTTTCTTCAGTTTGTCAGTAGGAAGGGCCACCTTTCCGGTCTCCACCTGCGTGATAAATTGCTTTGTTACGCCAAGATACTCAGCAACAGTTAGTTGCGTGATGTCATTCGCCTTCCGGAAGAGGCGTAAATCGAATTTCGTTTCCATAAACACACACTATCGCAATAAGGTTCCATTACGAGGAAAGTAATACAGGCATAAATATTTTACTTTACCCCTTGGATATAAAATTTCTTTTACTTACCTTTGTAGCCAGTTGGCTATAACAACGCAAATATAACAATTTTTGGACCAAATACGAGATCTATGGACAAGATTATGATCGCCGCATTGAGATTGACCCGAACCATAATGGGCATCCTCTGCTTCACTTCCATCATCCTCGCCGGGGCCGAGAACCCCGACGGCTCCGTCAACTTCGGCTGGACTATCCTGTGGATCGCCGTGGCCTTTGTGGCCGCCCGGTTCTTCAAGCGTCTGGACGATAACCTTCCGCACGATGAGCAGCCCAGTCAAGAGTAAGAACCTCTGCTTGCAGTGCCCCTGGTACCGGGACCGCAAGTGCGTGAAACAGCCGGAGAACTACTGCCGAATCCTCAAATCAAAATAACCGTACACATGGAAATTATCAGACACAACACCGGAAAGGACGCTGGCCGTATCAGCGTTCTACACACCATCGCCACCCTGGCGGTCGGGGAGACCTGGCTCACCAACGAGGAAGAGGTCATCCGCGAGTACGCCCGTAACGCCTGCAGCCGCTATTCCCACATCACCGGCAAGGCCTTCACCGTACACTCGCCCAGAGCGAACGACGGATTGATCGAAATCACCAGGACGAAATGACCGACGTCCGTCCAGAAGTTAGCCCCCAGGGCCTTTACACTGGAAGGGAGGCAGCCCGCCGTCTCGGCGTGGACCGTCATACCCTCACCAGGTGGAAGAGGTCGCTTCGGCTGGTGCCCCATACCAAGGACGGGCGCTACCTGGGGAAGGACATCGTAGAAGTGTGGAGAAACCGATAACACATGGCCGGTATGGTAGCCCTGACTGTCATAACAATTAACATTTTTAAAGTTTTTTCCCTTTCAGGGAGACGGATCGTTTCCGTCGCCGGCCGCCACCCGCAGTCTGCGGGGCTATTCACACTACATACACTATCATCCCCCCGGAACGGGTGTGAGCTCCTTCCGGTTTTACCGAAAACCATTTCTAAACAATAATGCTATGGCTGAATTAAACATTCATTTTGAAGTGAGCCTCTCCAGAGAGACGCTCGACGTCCTGCGCCAATTCGCGCCGGACATGCCGGCAGAGATTTGCGATCCTGCCGCGCACCCCTTCTTCAAGACGGCTGTCGAAAACGCCGTCATTGACTTCCTCGACCGGGCCTGGAAGAGGACGCAGGAAAAGCCCGTAGACGAGCCCAAGCCCGAAACGGCACCGGAGCCCGTCCCGGAGGAGAAACCCGCTCCTGCGCCTCAGCAGGACCCCGCACCGGCCCCCGAAAAGGAAATCACCGATGCCGACCTCCGTCAGGCCGTCAAGGCTGCGAAGGACAAGGTCGGGACGCCGGTCGTCAAGGCCTTGTTCGCGGAGTTCGAGATCCCGAACAGCTCTGCATGCCCCCAGGAGCGAAGGGGCGAACTGATGGACAGGTTGGAAAAATTAGCTGCCTAAGACCATGCCCGACAGTCACGCAACCCTTCCTCCTTCGAGCATGGAGAGAATCCTCCGCTGCCCGCCGTCCGCTCGGCTGAACGCCCAGGAGCCCTCGAAGGACACCGCCTACACCCGTGAAGGCACTATCGCACACGGGATGGCGGAGAACCTCCTCAGGAACGCCCTCCGTGACTCCGTCAACCGCACAATGATGTGGCCGGAAGACGAGAGGGTCCTGACCCTGATGGGAGGCTCTGAGCTGCTCAAGCGCTACAGCGAAGCGGAGGGTGAGAACCTCGATCCGGAGGACATGATGGCCACCGTCGCCCACGGCTATTGCCGTGTCGTCTGGGAGGAATACCTCTACCGGAAGGCGAAGGATCCGAATACCATCCTGTTGGTGGAGGTCCCGCTCAAGCTCTCCGAGTACATCCCGGAAGGCTTCGGCACCGCGGACGCCGTGATCATCAGCGGCCGGACGCTCATCGTGTTCGACTTGAAGTATGGCAAGGGGGTCAAGGTGGATGCCCGGGGCAACGCGCAGATGATGTGCTACGCCCTGGGCGCCCTCCTGGGGCCTGCCGAGCTCTACGACATCACCGAAGTCGTCATGATCATCATCCAGCCCCGCCTCAACTGGGTGTCCGAGTGGGGCATCACGGCGGACTACCTGATGGACTGGGCCGAGAACGAACTGAAGCCCGCTGCCGTCCTCGCATGGCAGGGCAAGGGCGAGTTCAGCGTCGGCGCCCACTGCCGTTTCTGCAAGGTGGCTCCCCGCTGCAGGGCCCTGCTGGAGTATTCCTCCTATCTGCCAGAGCGGAAGGACGGCATCCTCACCGATCAGGAGATGTCCGAGGCCCTCAAAAAGGCCGGCACCATCAAGTCCTGGATCACCAACCTCGAGGCCTACGCCCTGGACCGTGTCATGAACGGTAAGCCGGTTCCCGGCTTCAAGGTCGTGGAAGGCCGTTCCCTCCGTCAGATCCCGGACCAGAAGGCCGCCATCGGCGCCCTGGCGAAAGCCGGACTGTCCGAGGACTCCTACTTACGCCCCCGTGAGCTCAAGACCATTTCCGACCTGGAGAAACTCTTGACCAAAAAGGGGTTCAACACCATCCTCGGCGCCTACGTCGTCAAGCCCCAGGGCAAGCCGACCCTTGTCGAGGACTCCGACCCTCGCCCTGCTATGTCCAGCGCGAAGGACGATTTCTCCGAATACACGTCAAACGATTAAACGATTTCCGACATGAGAACTTTCACTTGTAAAGCCCCTGAGGGCGAGACCGCGAAGGCCTATAAGGTCTGGAACGGCAACGGCTACAGCTACCTGGCTAAAAGCCAGATGTACAACGTCTCCATCTCCGGAGACACTATGACCTTCTGCACCTCTGACTGGTTCGCAGGCATCCACAAAGACTGGCTTATCGAAGTCAACAATACCTCCAACACTCAAAACGTCTAAACGTCATGAACGACAACACCAACACCCGCGTCAAGATCGGCGAAGTGCGCCTGTCTTACTGCCACCTTTTCACCCCTGAGGCCGTGTCCGACGGCGGCGAGAAAAAGTATTCCGTGTCCCTCCTCATCCCCAAGTCCAACACCGCCCTGGTGAACGCCGTCAAGGACGCCGTCAAGGCCGCCTTCATGTCCGGCGTGGCATCACGCTTCGGTGGAAAGCAGCCCGCCCCCGGCACCTGGAAGAACCCCCTCCGTGACGGTGATGCAGAGCGCCCAGATGACGAGACCTACGCAGGCCACTACTTCATCAACGCCACCTCCAAGACCAAGCCCGGCATCGTCAAGATCGTCAAGATGAACGGCGAGAAGAAGCTCGTCGAGGTCACCGACGACAGCGAGGTCTATTCCGGCTGTTACGGCGTCGTGAGCGTCAATTTCTTCCCGTTCAACAATGCCGGGAACAAAGGCGTGGCCGCCGGCCTGAACAATGTCCTCAAGACCAAGGACGGTGACTTCCTCGGAGGCCGTTCCAGCGCCCAGAGCGAGTTCGGGGATGACCTGGACCAGTACGGCGACGACGAGGAGGACGAGGTCTACTAACCGGTCTGGAAACATCCCGCATCGCCGGCAGCGGGACCAATGTCAAACTCAATTACCCTGCAAGGACAGGGGGCGGGTGCAAGTCCCGTAGTCAGGAATGAATTGGTTTATGTTTCCCTTCAGCTAACCGCCGGCCGCCCGGGTTGGGCCTGACCGCCTGCCCGGGTACCAATACTAATTCTAATGCCCTATGGATAATGAAAGATTAGTTCTTACAATCCAAATTGTACTTGACGTCCTGATGGTCATCTGCTGCATCGTAGATGCGGCCCTGGATAAACGGATCCATCCGGTCGTCTGCCTCCTCTGGGTGCTCATCGCACTCTTCGCTCACATCAAGAACTATCAAGACTGCTGACCATGAAACGACTGCATCTTGACATAGAGACCTACAGTCCGGAGCCGATAGCAAAGACCGGCCTCTACCGCTACGCCTTCCATCCGGACTTCAGGATCCTGCTGCTTGCCTACGCCGTGGACGACGGTCCCGTGCAGATCATCGACCTGGAGGAGTCCGCCACCGGCATCCCCGAATGGATCCTGGACGCCCTCCTCGAAGAGAAGGTCACCAAGGTCGCCCACAACGCCACCTTCGAGCGCGTGTGCCTGTCCGTCTATCTCTGGCAGACGGGATGGCGTCAGAAGGGCTGGCTGATGCCCGCCGACTCCTGGCACTGCACAATGGTCCAGGCGTCGCGCTGCGGGCTCCCCATGAGCCTGAAGGAGGCCGGCGCAGCCCTGGGCCTGGAGCAGCAGAAGATGACCGAAGGCCGTTCCCTCATCAAGCTGTTCTGCACCCCAAAGGAGAAGAAGGCGGACGGCATCTTCTATGACGGCGACCGCAACCTCCCGGAAGACTTCCCCGAGGAGTGGAAGACCTTCAAGGCCTACTGCATCCGCGACGTGGAGGTGGAGCGGGAGATCGACCGCGAGACGAACTGGGTGCACATCCCGTCCTGGGAGCGGAAGCTCTACGCCGTGGACCAGAAGATCAACGACCGGGGCGTGATGGTGGACACCCAGCTCGCCGACCAGGCCTGCCGCATCGGCGCCATCATCACCGCCCGGCTCACCGAGGAGGCCATGAAGCTCACCGGCCTTTCCAACCCCAACAGCGTCGGCCAGCTCAAGGGCTGGCTCACCGAGCAGCTCGGCTTCGACGTGGACACCCTCAGCAAGAAGGACCTCCCGGAGATCCAGAAGGCCACGATGGACAAAAGGATCCACCGCGTCCTGCAGATCCGGGCGCAGCTGGGCAAGTCCTCCAACGCGAAGTACGAGACGATGCTCGGCTGCCTGTGCGAGGACGGGGCGGTGCGCGGCCTCCTTCAGTTCTACGGCGCCAGGACCGGCCGGTGGGCCGGACGT